CTTATATCCAGCAGCATATCCCATTCTACCTGTTAATGATTCAGCGTGTAATCTAACCCATTCCATTAATTGTTGCGTTGTAGACGGTCCTATTGTATCTAGGAATGTTATATCCATTGCTTCCCAACGATATTTACCAGCAACGTAGTTTGTTTCATTGATGAATGGTATTTCTACACTATTAATATTTAATGATGGTCTTTTAAATGTTTGTACCTTCCACACTTCAATACCTAATTCATCAGGAAATTCTGCGAAAAATCTATTTTCTCTTTTTGGTTCATAATCAAAAGGAATACCACGTATTAGTTCATTTGCCATTTTCTCTATATTTAAAAATTCTTAGTTATTTTATTATAAATACTAAATTATTAGAAAATATTTAAGATTAATTAGGTAAAATACCTGTTCTTAAGTAATTTCTATATTCAACAGCACTTAATCCTTTAATTTTGTCTTCTAATGATAGTTCTTCTGCAATAATTTCTTCAATTTCAATATTACCATCAACAATATGTTTTTCTTCTAAATCTACAAGATTATTTTTATTAATATTTATATTTAATTCAGGTGATTCATCAGATTGAAGTTCAATTGGTGTTTCTTGAATATCTTCTTTAATAATTTCAGTTTCTTTTAGAATACCATCTTGAAATTGTTTAACATTTTGTGGAAATTTTTTTTCCAACTCTTCTTTAAAAATATTTTTACTTTCAATTACTATTTGTTTTTCTTTTTTCTTTCTTGGCATAATTAATTTTTTTTATATAATTATTTATAATAAATACTAAATAATAAAAAAACCACTACACATGTAGTGGTTTTTAAATATATTATAAATTTTTTATGCTCCTAAGTCATCGAATGATGCACCTGATGGAGAAATTGTGAATGTAATTCCAATAAATTCAACTGCTCTTGTTGGTTTTAGGAATATTTCACCATATAATTCATTTCTATCTTCACTTTCAGGACTATTATTACTATCATCCATTTTAATTCTAAATTCTTGCAATCCACGTTCTCTTTTAATTGTATCAAGAACTGGTGTAGCTTTAGTTATGAACTGATCTTTTGTTGTTTGATCATTTTGTTCAAATACTAATCTAATTGCAATGTTAGAAATAAGAACTTTTATTTGTAATAATAATCTACGGACATTGATTCTATCTAATGCACTTTCTTTAATTTGTAATGTTTTTTGACCAAATATAGCTGTACCAACATTAGTAAAGTCAGCAATTGGATTAATTCTACCTTTATATAGAATATCTCTAGCATCTAATGATAACTTATATTTAGATTTTCTTGCATCAGTAACACCACGTTGTAAACCAGCAGGTGCAAACCAAGGGAATTTAACATTATCTGTATATGCCATTGCTTTAACAACCTCACCAGTAGCAGGTATCCAAACATTAACATTATTATCATCATCTCTATATTGAATCCAAGGGAAGTATGTTGCACTATAACTTGAATCTATATCAGCAGTACTTAATAAGTCAACAATATCTTCAGCAGCAATAACATCTTGTTTTTTATCACCGTTTGTTAATGGTATTTCAACATCAGGTGTATCAATAACATATAATGAATCTGCACGATTTTCTTCAATCATTTCAATCGTATCTTTTACTAAAATGTTTTGATCACTCCAATTAATACCCGGTGTTGAAAATAAATTAATAGTTACCTCTTCAGGGTTATCAAATGTTTTAATCGCTGTTTCCCATGCTTGGGAATCATTCTTTGGTGTAAGACCATCATCAACACCATCAAAAGCACCACCTTTTCTAAATAAATCACCATAACTTCTTTCGTTACGATGTTCATCCCAACCATCAAAACCACCAGCAGGTACTAATGTGAATTTTCTTGATCTTTCTTCATAATAAACATCACTTGAACTATTAATATCAGAAGATGTTCTTAATCTACCAGCACCAACTTCGAATTCACCGATTAATGTTGTACCTTCTTTATAAACACCAGTTGCACCACTATCAAAATGGAAACCTTTTGTCTTAGCAAAAGCACTTTGACCAATATAATTAAATAAATTTTGATTTATACCAGTACCTACAACAGATACACCATCATATGCTTTTTCTGAAATACCTAAATATACTCTATTTAATCTTTCATCAGGTTCATATTCAGTTTTATACATTAATTTTGGTGCAACACCGTTTACAGCAGAAGTTGTACTTGTAGCTGAAACAGCATAATCCTTAGTAATATATCCTTCAAAACCACATGGAAACGAATCTTGTGGATGATTTTCAGCTAATTCAAGCATAATATAATCACTTAATAGATCATATTCACCATCCATTGTACCAATTCTTTGACCTATATAATTTGTTTCTGATTTTCTCATTGTACATCTTGTAAATGATTCTAATACAGAAATACTTTCATCATTATCATTAAAATTACGAATTAATATATCAAATTCCTTAGTTATAGGATCAACATTTGTTATTGATATTTTAATTTCTTTATTTGCACTATCACCATCAGATATTGAAATAAATCTAAATAATCTTGATATATCGCTACCACGTAATTCTGAAACAACCCAAGGTGTTTCAGGTGTTACAAATTGTTCTTTATAATTAGTATATCCATCAGATTTTAAATCAATTAATGTAGTGTTAATACCATACCCAATACCATCATCATCTAATTTCTTAATTAAATCAGGATATATAGCTTCAACCCATATTTTATTATTTTTATCTTTTGGTTCATAACCTAAAACATTAGTTATATATTCTCTAGCATTTGGATTTAATGAAACAGTATAATCTTCAGGAACATCTTCAGTATCTGTTGGTTTCGATGCTCTTAATGTAAATTCTTCGAATAAATCACCAATACCTATATTAGTTGAATTACTTGTTATTACTAAAGTACTTGCATCAAATTCAGTTGTAGGTGATGCGTTTTCAGCATCAAGCACTTCTGCTCTTGAACGTATTACACCTAATACCATATTTTCATATTCAGTATATGATGTACCACTTAAAACAGTACTAAGAGTATCAACAGTACCAGAACCATTAGTTACGGTTGTTGCAGTAAATTCAACTATTGTACCTTCAAAAGTTTCAGTACCAGTCTTAGTATAACCACTAAAATATGAACCAGTATCACCAACAAAATTCAATGATACACCTAGATAAACATTATTTTCAAAATTATCTGTACCAGAAGTAACATTTGTAGTTGCACCTGTAGTACTTGGATCAACACCAGCACTTAAAGTTATTGCCCAACCAGTACCAGCATCATAACCTGATAGACCTAATACTCTTGTTATCCATAATTGACTTGATTCTTCTAAATATGCATTAGCAACATATGGAAGTTGATATCTAAGTTCACCATTACCAAATTTTTCTATACTTTGCCCACCTAAACGTGTTGAAAATTGTGTTTTGTCTTGAATGTAGATAGGTTCAAAAGCAGGTCCTTTTTGTGTTTCACCTACTAAACCTAATGTTGTTACACCTACATTTCTTGTAACAAAAGTCAAATCTCTTTCACGAAATTTAACACCCGGAGATGTGAAAATGAAATTATTTGCCATTATTTTTTATTTTTAATCTTATTAATTATTCTTAAGTTATTTATACAAAAAAAAGTATTTTTTTATAAATACTTTTCAAATCATCAAAATCTAATTGTTTATGAATTAAATTAAGTATTATATGATTAATTCATATTTTATTATATTGTAACCTTTTTATAAAAAAAACGTATTATACTTTGAATAGTATGAATTAAAAATCAAAAAATTATGAAAAAATTATTTTATTTATTAAGTTTTATTTTAGTAGCAACGTTAATTAGTTGTGAAGAAGAAGAAATCGTACCTAAAGACACATCAAATGATGGTCTTATTACTCTCTTACAATTAGATGGTGAATGGGAATTCGATGGTTATGAATATGATGGTATTGTTTGGAAATGTGGTAGTATTGAACCTGAATATGATGGTATTGAGGATGTGTTTGATGATATTATATTTGAAACTGAAGAAGATTCACCTAATTATATGACATATAAACCAAGATATGTATGTGGTGATTATGATTATTCGTTACAAAATTCTTTTACTAAGGAAGGTAATACAATCAATCTATCGAACATGACATTAACAATAATTGAATATAATAGTGGTAGAATGAAAATGAGAGTAGAATCTACAAAATTTAATTATGAATATATAGGTGGTAATATTATTTTAATGAAATAAATTATATTAACAATATTTAAAAACCTGTCTAATTTAGACAGGTTTTTTGTTTATATTAATCCTAATGAAACAACCAGAGCTATAACATCGGAATCATTATATCCTTTATAAAAATAATAATCAGTATCAGTACCGTTTGTTGGGACACCATCTATTTTACCACCATCATATGGACAAGTGTATTCACCATTTCTAAAATCACCATTTTCTATTTTATTCCTCAATGACGAACCAACATCACTTGCTTTAAATCCTTTTGTTGTTGTTTCATTATACATATCTAGAACAACATCTTTATCTATCTCGATAAAATCAGTATGATGTAAATCTGAACGTGCAAACCATTTAGTATTCACATTAGTCCCACCAATTAATTGTTCATTATCTTCATAAAAATGATAACTATTATTTTTAGCTGTAAAATGCGTATTAGATGCGATACCACCAAAATTATCCCACCCATCATCTTCATCTAACCAACCAATTTGTGGAAAGTGTAAACAAAAATTCATCCAATTAGCACCAAATGCTAATGCACCTGCATTTGTAACACTATTTGATGGAAATTCATGTATATCATTATCTTCATCAAAACCTTCATCAGTACTTATAACACCAACATTCCAAAATGGATCAGTATTTATTTTGTTTAATACATCTTTTGTACCGAACCTACTACCATCTGATTTAAAATTAAAATCATTATCTTCACTATTATTAAAAACAGTACCATAAAATTTCGCAATACTATATATTTTACTTGCTTCAAAATTATATGTTTCTTCTCTCCAATTTAATGTGTTAGTACCTTCTTGATCGTTAAATGATTTAGCTTCTGGTGATTTTTGTGGAAATTTAAATTTATATCTAAATGGGTATGCTCTATATTTATCACCACCAGATTGACCAATAAATTGTCTAACGAACCCATATCCAAGATCATCTTTTAAAACCTCAAATGTTATAAAACCCCTAAAATTTCTATAAACACCACCTTTATAACTATCAGGTACATTAATTTCATTACCATATCCATCAGTAATATATTTATTTCTATTTGAATTAATAATAAAAACAAAATCACCATTAACAATATATTTAGTATATTCAGATGGGTCTAATATTAACATTTGATCTGGTGTTACTGTACCGTTATCAATATCTGTATCTGAAAATTTATTTGGGTAATAATATACAGTCTCAGTTAATTTACCAATTCTTTTAGAATTAATTGATATATTCTTTCCAGCATCATCTCTAATTCTGTAATATTCTCTAAATTTTTCACTACTTCCATGAAAATTTTCTGTCCACATTGAATTATCACCATCACTAAATGTTGTACCAAATATTGTAAATGTATTTATTAATTGTGCTTTTATTCTAAAATCCTGTCTTGTAAC